CCTGTAGAGGATACACCCAGCAATCAACCCCTAATATTTACATGACATAGCAATATGTTAGTATCCTGTAGAGGATACACCCAGCAATTTACCAATAAAGAATCTATAATATCTTCGGATATTAGTATCCTGTAGAGGATACACACAGCAATCAACTCCTAATATTTACACGACATAGCAATATGTTAGTATTCTGTAGAGGATACACCCAGCAATTTACCCTAATATTTACACGACATAGCAATATGTTAGTATTCTGTAGAGGATACACACAGCAATCAACTCCTAAAGAATCTATAATATCTTCGGATATTAGTATCCTGTAGAGGATACACACAGCAAAAAAATAAAATATAATGCTTATTTAATTCTCTTTATTTTTATATTTTATGTTTTTTACATATATACATTTCTATTAACCATATTTTCACGCAATCGGAGATAAAGATTTCTCTTTTTTTTATCATTAATTATGAGTCTATAGTTATCATAGACTACATTATCAACAGATTGAAATCCATAAGTATAATTATATACGTGATTTATATTGGGATAACTCGGGCATCTCATAATATTAGGTCTTTTAAAAGATACTACTTCATATACTGCGATAAATATGAAGAAAGTAATACGGAAAATATTAGCAATCATCGGCATTTAATATGATAATAAATTTAATAAAAATAATAATCAATTTTTTATTTATTTGAATAACAGTTTATACTCATTTAGATTCATAACTCCCATATCGCGATTACATGTTTTACATGTTGGTTGTAAATTATTTAACGTGATTTCTCCACCTAATGCGTGCGCTATTATATGCCCGCATTCCATATCTCTAAAATCTATTTTTTTATCACACACATAACATTTACCATTCATATCATTGTTATTATATTTATTCCATACTTTTTTCTTTAAATCATAAGGAATGGTTTTCCTATCATTTTTAATTAAAATATCTTGAAAAAATTTCATTCCTATTTCATTAATATTATAAGAATTAATTAAAGCATAAATAGCCAAATCAAGCCATTCGTAGTTTTTGAAAACTCCTAAATAACATACATAATTACAGCGCTCCTTCTCCTTTTTATTTTTACATTTTTCGAATCTTTTAGTATATGTAGGGTCTAATTGATTCGCCGCAATACTTTCTAAAAAATCATTAACCTTTAATATATAATTAATCAAATCCTTTTCTGTCTTATTGTCGCTCTTTAATTTTCCAATTATATCCCTTGCCTTTATATGTTTTCCCAAATCATTTAGAGATATATGAGGGCATTGATAATTTTTATCAACGTTTCCAATAATGCTATCAACATAATCTCCCTTGAAATAATGCGTCGTAAATCTATCTACTAAAGATTGTAAAATTATCTTTTCTAAATGAACTAGATTTAAAATCGGTTTAATAGGCGAATGTTTATTTATTTTTTTGAAATATTCATTTACTTCGTCAATATTATTTACATTATATTTAACAATAGGCACGAGGATATTATCAATATCATAACCTTCTTTCTTTAATCTCGAATACGCTTCTACTCTATGTTGTCCATCTAATATATACCCTTTATTTTCATCTACTATATAAGCGATTGTAAAACTCTGGAGCATGGAAAATGTCTTGTACTTATTATATTCATTCTTTTGGTCTTCGACCATATTATTAATATGTTCATTATCTACTAATCTCTGTAATTCGGGAATTTGATATTTATCAATAATATCCTTTATAGGTTTTTGGATTAATTCCGTTCGCATTTATTAGTTAAAATAGTATATAATAATATCATTATATGTTTATATAATGACTTTAATTTCTCTTTAATTTTATTTAATAATATTTATTTATTATAGAATTATGAATAATAATATACCAAAAAAAGCATTATGTATTCGTAATACAAGTACATGGGCGCATATTAAACCTCAATATAAATTTGATTCTGATAAGTTTAATCCCGATAGCGTTTTGAAAGACTTACCTCTAATGTCTCCTAAAATTAATTATATGTTAGATAAAATCAGGGAATTAGATGAAAAAGATATGGCGTCTGAAGGCAAATATTATAAACATATTATATATAGCGACGTTGATGGTTCAAGCGGGGCTAAAATGGTCGCTTCTGCCATGATAGCGAATAACTACAAACCTATATATAACAAGGGTGTAATAAAGACCAAATACGATGTCGCTGATAATTATAATACTTTTGGATTATTGACAAAATCTGTAGTTAATAAAAAACCATTGACTATGGGACTCAAGAAAAACATGATGACTATTATGAATAATCGTGAATCTGGGGAAAAAGATAATATAAATGGTAAAAATATGCGTTTTATAATTTTAGATTCGGGATTTAAGGAGGGCATTGACGTTTTTGATGTAAAATACATGCATATTTTGGAACCTCTTATAACAAAAGCAGAAAATACGCAAGTTGTAGGAAGAGGTACGCGATATTGCGGGCAATCTGGATTACCTTTCATACCTAACATAGGATGGCCGCTAAACATCTATAGATATAATATTAAATATGATGATAATATGACGGTTCATGATTTATTTATAAAACACAGTAATGAAAATATAAGCATATTAAATTTTGTAGCGGAATTAGAAGATATAATGATAGCCGCTGCTGTAGATTTACCACTTACAGAGAATATTCATTATATTACTACAAAAAATAACAGATTCCTAAACTATATAAGAAATAATATGGGATTTGGAAATAATAAAAGTGTTATTAAAATTAATAATATTCGCGGCTCGTTTAGAAATGATGTAGATAATATAAATTGTGACAAAAATTGTATAGGTATTCTAGAATATAAAACGGATGATTTTAATCCGGAAAATGTATTAATTTCTGCTGCTCTTCATGTTATTAAAATAGAATATGTTAAGGAATTACCGGTTTTTAAAAAATCTAGTTCAGGCGATGATAATAAAATAGGTAATAAGTCGTGGGAAGGGGTTTTTAAGAAGAAAATTAGATTTAATGAAGAGGATAAAATATTAATTAAGGCATTTAATCAGAAATTACCTAAAGCATTTTTATGTCAAAAAATAGATAAACGTAAGGATTTCTGCAACGCCATAAACGAAATATGGAAAAATAAATATTCGTTTTTTAAGAAACACGGAAATAAAATATTAGAAAAACTCGATGACATATACAAGATAAACAAGATAACTACTGAAAATTATAATGAAGTCTATAAATATATTTTTACAACAATGAAAGAATATAAGCAGACTGAAAAACCTCCGGCAACTAAATTAAATATTATAGAATTGAATAAATACATATCTAAAAATTATAAAAAATATTATTGGGATATTCCTATTATAGAAAATAAATGTATAGCGGATTTAAAGAAGGACGATGATAAGAAGATAGTAACCTTTTCTAATACGCAATTATTTGTTCAAAAGTATCTAACCCCGCAATCTCCTTATAAAGGTATATTTTTATATCACAGTGTAGGTTCTGGTAAAACATGTACCGCTATCGCAACCGCGACAAATACCTTTAACAAAGAGGGATATACTATATTATGGGTAACGCGCCATACGCTTAAAGAAGATATATGGAAAAATATGTTCGATAATATATGTAATGTAATAATACAGGAAAAATTGAAAAGCGGCGAGATAAAAGAAATACCTAAACTTAAATCAAAAAGATTAGAGTTATTAGGAGACAGTTGGATACAACCTATATCTTACAAACAATTTACTAATATGATTAAGGGCAAAAATAAGTTCTATCATAAAATGGTTAAAATCAATGGTAAAGAAGATCCATTTAAGAAAACATTAATTATAATTGACGAGATTCATAAAATATATAGTAATTCGTTATCCGCTATAGAAAAACCTAATCCGGCAGTTCTCCAGGAGATGATACAAAAATCGTATTCTGCGTCCGGCAAAGAATCATTGAGATTAATTCTCATGTCCGCTACGCCAATTACAGAAGACCCCATGAGTTCTATAAAAATACTTAATTTATTGTTAGAAAATGATAATAGAATGCCCGAAGACTTTGAAATGTTTAAGAAAAAATATTGTAATGATAATGGAATAATCGTTGATGGCAAAATACTAGAATTGATGAATAACATGGCGGGTTTAATAAGTTATATTGATAGAAGTAATGATAAGAGTCAGTTCGCTTATCCTGTAATGAATGATATTATATGTAATATTGATGTAAGTACATCAAATCTAGAAGATAAATTGAGTGGAATTAATAAAAATATCGAAGATATTAAAGATAGAATAGAGAAATATGATAATAAAAAAAATAAGGCAGAAATAAAAGAATTAAAGGCGCAGTTAAAGATTGAAGAAAAGGATAAAAAGACTATAGTCGCAAAATTCAAGGAACCCAAGAGTATTTTAGATTATATAAATAAATGTTTCACAGAGAAATCAAAGAAATCCTAGTAATCAAAGTAATCCTTTAGATATTTTAGGCGCGTAATATTTGATATAAGAAATATAAAAAAAATAAATAGATAATGTATATATTAGTATTGTATGCTTCTTGTATTTCTATAATATTATTTAGTATTTATCATTATATAAATATAAATAGCGAACAAAATGAAAATCCCGATAAAACATATAATATTTCGAACGATTTACTAACAGCAAATAATATCATTGTATTTACTATAATATATGTATTTTCTATGACTTTAATTTATTTTTCAATGGACGAAAATACGGATATCTTATCTATGATAGGTATTACAGATAATGACTATAGTAAATTAAACAATATATCGAAAAAAACATTGGTTGATCCGCATATATTAAAAAATACCAGCGAACCAATGAGTTCAGGTTTCGAACCCTATAATAGCAGCGGAGGTTCCGTAGATAACTCTGAAAACTCCGATGATTCATCTTCTGAAACATCAAACGATTCCGATTAGTCCGAGCTAACACGAGCCATATAAAGCGAAAAATTTACTAACGGACATTAGATTATTTTATTACAGTTATTACAGATGTTACAGATATTACATCCTACAAACGCTATGAGTAAAATGCTTCTTGATAATTTTTTTATAACTTTCTTTTCAGCGAAGAAAGAATATAGATAATTCAGTAATTTTTGGGAAAAAGATGTAGTAATTACTACGGACAAAATGAAAGAGTATATGAAAGTTGAGAGCATTGTTTTCAAGGCAAAAAATATATTAGGCTTGGAGAATTATGTGAGGATAAAAATAGAAAAGTCGTGTCTATAGAATATGGCAAGATATTTATGAAACCTTTGCAATATATAACGTGTGTCTGTGCGAAGAAAATGGTGAGGTAATAGTATTGGGAAATAACTTATTAGGAAACATTTGGATGAAATACAGATAGAATCGGATAGAATAAAAAATGGTCTATATTTTCAAATATTAGAGTAAAAATTGATGATGAAACTTGTGAAGGGAAAGTAACGCAAGTAACGCAAGTAAAAGTAGAACAAACGATGAATAGCGAATCCCTTCATAATATGCTTATTCGTATCATTCAACAGCAGAAGGAAAAAGAAGATAAACAAGATATCTGGAAAAATAGTCCATATAAGGACTTGGTGAAACTTCAGAGCAATAATGTTGGGAATGTCGGGGAAGAACTTATAGAAAATATATGCAATGCTACTGGTATTGAAGCATATTGTAATGGCACTAAAACAAAACAGAAAGGAGGAGGAGAAGGAGATGGAACAATTATGAGTATTCCAATTGAAATCAAGACAGCACATCAAGGATCTTCTTCTCCAAGTTTCCAACACGAACTTGGAGAAGTGCCTTGGAAAGGTTCAAAGTATATGCTATTTGTTGATATTTCTCCAGAGTGTATTTATCTAACTATATTCAAAAACTTTGATGAAAATACATACAAGAGCGGGGAGAAACTACCCTACTTTCCAACAAAGACTATTACTTGGAGAAAAAAAAAAGGAGCATTCAAGTTGGATACAACCGTTAAGATAAATGAAATAAGTGTTGAAAACGGACACGCAGTAAAAATTACACCAACTACTTCTAATGACACTATTGCTTCATTTATCAGGAAGAGTATTGTTTAGATGAACTGAGAGAATATAATAGATGTTCTCAAGTTATACGCAGAGTTTGTTGATAGGAAACTTATTGAAGACCAGTCAATGTTTTCTGCCTTGTTTATCATATCTGCCTTTTCAGTAAAGAATACAACACCATAACCTCTTTTTCCAGGAAGGTCTTCAAACTTCTTATAAATCTTCATATTTTCTTTTCCAAAACAGGTTGATGGAAGATAAATGTCGCACTTACCAATCATATCTTTATTTCGCGTAGATGCAATAGTCCCTCCATCAGATAATGAATATACTTTCATATTTTCTTCAGAACTTGCTTTTATAGTGTATTTTGGATTTGATGTATTTTTAGACCATATTTGGAATACACCATTTACCTTGACCTCTTTTTTATCTGGGCTATAAAACATAGCAGACAATATCTCGCTATAAATAAGATTATATCCCTTCACCCTCTTACGAGGGGAACCCTTACCATCACTCTCAAATAGTTGTGGAAGAATAAAGCATACATAATCAGCAAAACTATAAGAATGATTTATAAAGTTCAATGCAAGATGTCCTCTTAATCCAAATGGCGGATTTCCAAATACAATATATTTATTCGAAGCGATATTTGGTTTCCAGGTTAGATAGTCCTGTGTTTGAATTCCGGCCGAACGAGGTTCAATATCTAGTCCAATAGAACCATTCGGTAAGATATGTAAGAAACTACCATCTCCGGCAGATGGTTCAATAAAGATATATTCTTGTATATTTATTTTTACTTCACGATTGAATATATCCCAGCATTTTTTTGCTAAATCCTTCGGTGTAAAGAACTGGTCTTTTAGAGAAGATGTGTATTTACTATAATCAATTTCCTTTGAAAGTATCTTGTAAATGTCAAATGTATATTGTATAGGAACATTCTTTAATTCAATCCATCTTCTAATTGTTCCTATACATAGATTTAATTTATCAGCAACTTCCTTTATAGATACTTTTTTCAAATATTCTTCAAGCAATATAATATTTGTATCATTCGATATATCATTTGTTATATCATTCATTATATCGTTTGTTATATCGTTTTTGCTTTCTGTCATCTCTATTTGTTTTGGTTCTTTATCTTGAATAAGATTAATAATATCTTCTTTTTTTTTTTTACTATATCCTGTGATGTTATTCTCCTTACAAATCGCAAAGAGTTCTTTGCGAGTTTTATTTGAATAGTCCATAATGCTTGTCTGTGTTTGTGATAATATTATTGTGTCAATTTTTACAACCTCTTGAACTTTTTTCTCTATATGTTCTTCAATCACATTTTCCTTTTTACAACAGAGTTTGTTATTTTTGTGGTCGTTAATATGACCCTTATGTGAAAAAATATTTTGACAAGTTTCACATTTGTACTTTGTCATTTGTCTTATAACTATATACTCACAAAATCTTTACACCCTTTCAACAAACTTGTAAATCAATTTTTATAAATTTTTGAATGTCCTTTGGTTAGTCTTCTATCCTTCTTAAACTATTCAGCATTAAAATAAAGAATAAAAATAAAAGTGTCTTATAAGATAGACAGGGGGTATATTACAATACTATTACTATTGCAAAACGGTTTTTGGGTCAATATTAAGCGCCTTAAGAATTCTCTTATAGAATTGTAGATTAAAATTAACTACGCTACAATTTTCATATTCCTTGATAATATTGTCTTTAATACACATTTTTTGCGCCAACTCTTTTTGAGTAATATTTAGTGCCTTGCGTCCATCTACAATTGCCTGCGCATATTCGCGAGTAATTTTATTCAAAGTCGGAATATCATCTTCGAGTAGTTTAATATACTCTTTATGACCTGCTTGATTTGGAGTATTATTTTGTTTTTGCGCTTTTGACTTACTATTCTTCAAAACAACAGGTTCCCAATCTTGAAAGTTCACAGAGTTCATCATTATAATTATTATATATAATTATATAAATCAATTTTTTATTGAATAAGAATACATTATTATATTATTACTATATATATATTAAAAATGATATAATATATTAAAAATGATATAATATATAAAATGATATAATAAATATAATATTATGAGCAATCTTAATAAAGTAAATATAGTGAAACCTATAATTAAATGGGTTGGTGGTAAAACACAAATAATTGATAAAATTATTACTAATTTTCCTATTGAAATAAATAATTATAGAGAAGTATTTTTAGGAGGCGGTAGTGTATTATTGGCGACTCTATCTTATGTTAAGAATGGTAAGATTAAAATAAATGGAAAAATATACGCTTATGATTTGAATGAACATCTTATCCATATTTATAAAAATATTCAAACAAAACATAATGAATTGTTTTCTGCGATTAAAGAGATTGTAGATGATTTTAATGATATTAATGACGAAGGAAAGATAAACCGAAAACCTATAGATATATGTGAGGCGAAACAAGCGAAAGAAAATTACTATTATTGGATTAGAAATAAATATAATAGATTAAGTGTCGCTGAAAAAAATGATGTTAATGGTTCTGCGATGTTTATATTCTTAAATAAAACTTGTTTTAGAGGAATTTATAGAGTTGGCCCTAATGGATTTAATGTTCCTTATGGAAATTATAAAAATCCCGAAATTATAAATAAAGACCATTTGGATATTATACATGAACTAATTCAGGACGTTGTATTTACATGTTGCGATTTTAGCGAATCTATGATAAATTTAGATAAAGGTGATTTCTTATATCTAGACCCGCCCTATGTTCCAGAAAAAAATACGTCATTTGTAGGATATAATAAAGACGGGTTTAATATAAATAAACATAACGAACTATTTACATTAATACACAGATTAAAAGATAATGATATTAAAATGATGATGAGTAATTCAGACGTAAAATTAGTTCGTGATGTATTTACAGATACAGAGTATAATTATACATTAGAAACATTATTATGTAAAAGGTCTATTAATTCAAAAAATCCTGAATCAAAGACGAACGAAGTAATTATTAAGAATTATTAAGAAAATCGTAAAAAAATATGTTCTAAAAATACATCGGTAGTATAAAAATTGATGAATAGTATAATAATACTCTAATTGTCCGCCAAATAGATTGAGCAATCAGAAGAATCTTAAAAACTCTCGTCTGTTATAATCTTTTTCGCGGACTCCAGCAACCCTTCAGCAAGACCCTAGAAGAGAACAATGACCGCCGCTGCTGCTGTCGCTAGCACAAAGCAAATCTTTGAATACAATGGTGATATTATATCAGTTGATCTTTCAAATATTAGGATTTGCCCAGGACCCTGTAATAACACTATGGAAGAACCTGAACCATCTATCTATACATTAAATAATAAAGATGATAATCGCATCGAAGATATGTATTATTTCAAACCATATTCGGGAGGCAAATATGCGCGATTCTGTTATCCTATCAATAATACGCAGACGCTCGTTCTTAACAACTTGCGAATCTGCGCCTCGTGTCATCGCAGGTATCTAGAGTTTAGCGAGGAGAATTGTACGGAAGACCTAATGAGTGATGCCAAAATCATCATGAAAAAACTAGAAAAAAACCTGGTCTAATATAGATATGCTAGTATGCCAGTAGATTAGTTAGGTATATATTATATATTTTTTATTTTTTTTTGATAAAAATAAAAATTGACTATATGTTATATATGTATAGTATAACAACATAATACTATAATATGAATAGTGATAATCAACGTACCTTATTCCAGCGTGCTGGTGAAATTATTTTGAATAAATATAATAATATCAAGGATATTCCTGACAAATATGTATTCTTTTATAGGCATTATATTCCACCTTCAATTGGTCAAAAGAGAAAATATGAAGATGATAGTATGGTATGAATTGTATAATATGAACAGGAAGCGCAAGGCAGCATAAGAAAATTTAATAAAATATTTTACCTTTTACATTTTTTACTACAAAATCTAAATAAAAATCTTTGTTAATTGATTGTGCCGCTATAGGTTTAAATTTGCGTCCAAAAAAACAAGGACTTTTTAATAAATGAAGTAATTCTGCTTGTGTAATATGTATATAATTTTTTAATTCTCTATCTGTAGCGTATTTATAATCCATTCCTTCCCAATTAGCAAATGTCGTAGCGACTTCCGGAGGCGAATTATATGATGTTCCCTTAATTTCATCATATAGTTTGTCTCTGTAAGTATATGTTAAATAGGTTATATAACACAATTCGTCGGCAGCATAAGCACTCTTAAACCACACTAGATATTCTGTATTATTTACTAATAATTCGCTGTGTTTTCTATTCAATATACACCACTGCGATGCCTTGTTTAAATATTTAATATCTATATATGTTAGTGCCGAAATACAATCAGGAAGACAATCCTCGGGATTCGCTATGTGAAAATAAGAATACCTTTCTTCTAAATTATTATAGATATGTTCAAAAGGTTTTAGAGGGATACAAGAACCTGACAAGAATATAAAATGTGTATTATTTTTATCTTTTAATGCCTCTGATAACATATAATTTTGCGCATTTACTATTGAAATATCAGCATATTTAGTAGGAATATTTTTGGAAACTTTATATTCTTCCAAAAACTCTAAACGCTCATCGTATTTATAATGTATATATATGCTATACCGACTCTTGTCTATATTGCTAAAAAACATATACCATAATTCTTCGTGGTTAATAACATTGTATATTAAAAATATAAATGCGATTTTGTTCATTTATATTTATATTTCAAAATATATTTATATGAACTTATGTAAAACTATTATAAAATTAGTATTTATAATAATCAATAAAAATAAAGATGCTCTCGGGGAGACTTGAACTCCCAATCTTTGGCTCATAAGACCAACGCTTTAACCGATTAAGCTACGAGAGCGGAATATAATATGAGAGGAATTGCTCCCATATTATATATAATATACCTAATTCTTATATCTGTTTTCAACTGGTATAAAGAATATAGATACTATCTAATTATTTAAGATTTACAAAACCGCAAACCAATTTCGCAAATCTTTGTAAATGACTTATGCCCTTCTTTTAATTGGTTAGCATATAATATATACTCGTTTTCTGTTAATTTTTCATTTTTAACTGCTTTCTCATATATTTCTAGCATACTCCCCGATAATTCTGTATATTTCCCCTTCAATGTTGTCAAAATATGTCTATTTTTATTTTCGCTATTAAATGTTGTAAATATAAGTCTTTCTAACTTACACATTTTAACTCGATTATCATAAACTTCAAGTGTAATTCTGTTTTTAGGGTCTATTTCTGATTTATCGGCAATGATATTCCTGGTTTGCTCGGTAATACTATCAAAATTTCTCTCTGCTATAGTATCTATCTGAAAGAAAAGTTTCTGTTCTTTAGATTCAAACGCAGTCATTGCGAGATTGTATCTAAAAATAAAATACCAAAATCTATCATTTTTTATTTTTCCCTTTATATTTTAGAAAAAATTATAAAATGATGAGATTACAGCATTAAGATAGATACAACAAGATATTTTATTATTTTACCAATACCCAATAACGTAAATTTTTATTATAAAATTAGTATTTATAATAATCAATAAAAATAAGGGTGCTCTCGGGGAGACTTGAACTCCCAATCTTTGGCTCATAAGACCAACGCTTTAACCGATTAAGCTACGAGAGCAAAGTTGAATATGAGAGGAATTGCTCCCATATTATATATAATACGTCTAATTCTTATATCTTTTTTTGACTAAAATGGCGTATACATACTTTTTTTTGCCGAAGTTCCATAAATAGATATCCATTCTTTAATTCTAGATATTCCTCCCTTATTTCTAAATATATATATTACTTCTTCCAATAGTGTATTTTCATTAATTAAATTATATTTTTTAACCAATAAACTGAATATTGACTGGTCATGTCTATGTTCTATAAAACTATCATAATTTTTCGATATAGATGGTGAATCATCTATATTATGATAATCGCATGATATATCATACCAATCTTTAATTAATCTCCGAGTTTCGGGACATACTAATAGCAAAATTATACTCGCTTGCAATTGTTCGCTATTTAAATATTTTTCATCATTCATTTCAAGATTATCTAATAAATCCTTCTTACACCACGCGATTTCAGAACAGTTTAATGCGCGCGTATACATTAGTTTTTCTTTTTTGACTAAATCTATACATTCGATAAATTTTTCCTTATTTTCTATACCTACCTCGCATCCAACGTCGCAATATAAAAGAATATCTCCATCTTCCATATTTTCAATATGTTTATTAATCAAATAAGATTTCCATAACCAATAACCACACCCCCTTTTATTATTAACAATAAATTCTCCGTGTTTATCAAAGAATTGTTTATCACTTTGTAAGGTTTCTAAAGTATATCCTTTTATTTCTGTAAATATATTCAGATTATTCGCCTGACCTACTAATCTATTTGCCGCATTAACATAACTCCCATGACTTCCGAAAGTAATAAAGTCCGTTTTCATAGTTTTATTTGGTTATAATTAATAATATAAATATTACTTTTAAATAAAAAAATCATAATCCTTATATCCTACAACCATTCATTATTGGATTAATTCTTTGTGTCGTCATTAAATCATTTTTATTAACTGCTTCTAATAAATCACTATCGAGTCTATTAGAATAAGCATTAGATTTATTTGGCATTTTAGTTATTCCGCAATTATCTAAACTAGGAGTTGATTGATATATCATTCCGACATTTCCTTTTTCTCTAGCAGCAATACTATTTTCTAGAGGTTTTTTACTATACATCTCTATATCTCCCGAATCTATCGCAATATTCATACTTCCCGGATTTGGCGTATGACCGGCAGCCATCAAAATTGCTTCGCGCGTTCCATCAATTTCGGCATTTTCTTGTGCTACTCTATCTGTTTGTCTAAATTCGCCAATAGAACCCGCGATACCATATTCATTAGTATCCGAGGTAAATTGTTTTTGCGTGTTTTTCATTTCAACATTTTTATTCATATAACCGCCAAATAATCCTTCCATCATACCTCCTATGAAGCCATATTCTGATTTACCCATTATTGTAGTTTCCTTCGTTGTTGTTTTTGCCACAATATCAGGATCATATAATGTCACTTTATATACAACACCTCCTATATTTCGCACTGTATCTTGCGTAGGCATTGTTTGTCTTATAGTTTTTTTGGCGTCGTCTTCATTTTTAAAATATGCCTTTTCTCCGCTTTTAACATTTGTCAATACAGTATCATGTATTAAAGTTTCTTTTACTGTAGTTTTCGCTAAATCAGTTGATGCACTATAAGTTTCCTTATTACCTGTTAAATTACCCGCTTCATTATCGTGTATAGTTGTTTCTTTAACTGTAGTTTTTGCGATATCCGCGAGAGCGCTATATGTTTCTTTATTTCCAGTTAAATTACCTGCTTCGTTATCGTGTACTGTAGTTTCCTTAACTGTTGTTTTCATTACATGATTTACCGGATCATATAACGTCGCTTTAGATGGTATTTGAATACTTGGATTGCCTACGCCTCTGGGTGCTTCTACAGTATATTCCTTATTTGTATATTTTAATGCGTCCATTATAGGAGATACAATTGCCTTTATAATACTAGTGACGTTTGTGACTACAGTTCGTGTTCCAGTCGTTTCTCTCTCATTATTATATATTATAATGTTGTTTTTACCGTAATCATCTTTCATACCTTGATTTAAATCATTACCAGATATAGTTCCCTTATATTCTATATGAGATTCTTGGCGAACTGTGGGGCGAATATTTTGAGCAGGTCGCAAGGTTTCTTTAGTATTTGCCCCAGTAGTTTTAATCCACATATCTTCTTTTTGTTCATATACAGTATCTGGTCTCTGTTTCGACATAGGCGCAATTTCTCCGCGTCTATCAGGGCCTTTAATATGACCTTTTACAGGTATTTCAAAATAAGTTTCCTTCTGATTAATTTTACTTCTTAATTCATCTAAAGATCTAGGTTTAGCGTAATCCAAAGTATCCGCTTGATGAAAACCTCCAGAACTTTCATTACCAAAACCTTGATTTAATCCGGGACCTACGCGGATTTTTTCTATAGGGAAAAAATTATTAGCGACATCTGATAATTCAATTCTTGATTTTAAAAAATCGTCGTTATTTTTCATACCACATATATTTCCACCAGAATTCATCTCTGGTTTAAACATACAAGGAACTTCGGTTTTTCCTTTTTTTTGAGAATTATTTCCAGTTAAATTATCTAATAACGGAGACATATTATCAATATTAGTATTTTGTGTTACATTTTTTCTTAAAAAAGGGGTCATGTTATTGTGCGAAAAAGATGATAGTGGCACCTTTTCGCCTGTTAGCGAATAAGTATAATCACTAAATTTTTCTGTATTATTCGCATTATTACCATTATTGGCATTATTACCATTATTGTCATTAATTTCAGAATAGAAATTTCTATTAAACATAGAGGAACCTGCTGTTTTAGATACTACTCCTGTTTCATATGGTTTTTTCGATTTTTCATACATTTTATTACTTCTATTTTGCTCATCTTCCTTTACTTTTTCCCAATATCTAGAATCATATATATTGTTCATTGATGGTATATCTAAATGTAAATCCATTCTTTATCTCTAATGAATGAAGGATAAAAAATACAACAAAACATATACATTAATTAAATAATTTATTTATTACATGATACACCTGAATACATTGAACCTTCAGGGTATCCTGGTGTGTATAATCTATTATTAACGCTATTATTATTTTTCCATGATTCCAAATTATTATTATTATTTTCGCTCTTTGGGAAAAATACAGATTGATCCATGGGTTTTTCTATACACGGAACATGATTGTCTTTAGCGACCATTCTATAATTTACTGGTATTCTATCAAAATCTTCTATCGCCTTATCTTGCGGGTCATAGCACATCCATTCCCAACGATTAATACCAGTTTCTTTAAGAGTACAGGGAGGATTGGATAAGCGCGTATCTTCGCGCGGCACCATACATTCTCTGGGTTTTGTATCGCCGGTTATATCACAACCGGTTTTTACATATTTTCCAGGAGTATATTCTTGGTCATTACATTTAGTATTCTTATAATTTAAACCTAATAATTCACTAGAATCATCGACCGCTTTTTTCATACTGCATGTATTGTGTCCGTATGATTGATATCTTAAAGAAGGGTCGGCAGGCACATCTCTATAGCATTCTAAACAATCATTTGCGGGAGAATCTAATTGATATAGTCCGGGTCCCACAGTTCTTCTTAATTTTTCCTTATAACTACAACTATCATAATTCAACCTTGTATCTATATATTGGTTCATATCTAATAAAATAATATATTATTTTATACATAAATAAATAGATATGTTAATAATTTTATTAACCCCGTTTTTATTAACTCCTTTTTTATTATTAAATAATGAAAAATTCTCTAATATACCTTTTACTATACCAGTCAATATAAATAGCGGTGAAGAAGAAGTTTCATATACTGTATTAGAAAAACTTTATATAACTTCATGGGGTTATAAACCCGATTACTATTATAGATGGGAACTAATAGATAAGATTTTTGTAGCGATACTTTACATATTAACCTTTCTAATATCTGTAGGAGCGGCATATTTATCATATAAGTGTACGTGGGGAGGGACAGTTCAAAATATAGTTATGAGGATATTTTTCGCCTTCGCAGCATTTATGTTAGGCCCCGTATATTTAATATGGTATTTTTTCGTAAATTATTTAGGTAATCTATGCTAATTTAAATTAATTATAAAAATAAAATATTCCTATATCCTAGATATTCCTGCGTATTCCTAGCATTTATTATAGTTTATTTTAGGTGGCATAGGTACTTCTCTGTACATTATTGATTGGCACGCCGGTAAATGAAGCATCGAAGTATCTATTGGCGGCGTTTTATCATTTTTAATAATACCATCCTCCGTAGGAACATATTGATTTGTTCCGCATTTTGATATTATTCTAGTTTGTCCTCTTAATTCGCTATCTAAATCAACGAGATTTCCTTGTATATGCGAAACAACTGTTCCTCCTAAAAAACCTAATTGATGACGGCATTTATTTTCATGCTCGTATCTGTAAGGCGATAATAAATAACTTAATGTGCTTACATTACCTTGTAATTCTTGTTTATATGAACAATTATCATACGTTGTTCTATTAAAACTCATATACTCTCCTATATTATATAGAAAAGTTTTTATTTCTTCCTATCCAATTACAATTTTTATTAAA